GAGTGCCCTTACTTCTCGCAACCAAGAGTTGAATAGAGAGAAACAAACCTACTTGAAGATCTTCAAGGACCACAACCTCACCCGACTTGCAAGAGCAAGACCAGGCATGATTGAGAAACGCATAAACAATGGAACACAAAAAGTGTTTGAGGCATTAGAAAATGATACGAAAGAACTTATGGATGTTGATGATACCGATGCTGGCGAGTTGCCAGATGCTCCCAAGACTGGAGTGGGGTCCGAAACCGATAGTGGTTCAACCGGAACCACAGATAGTAACGGTAACTGAAAAGGTACCTCTACGAATCTACCAACCACCTCTTCCCCAAGAGATTGATTTACTCAACGTAAACTTCTTTGTCATCACCGAAGAAAACCTAGAAGATAAATTCAAAGAGATTGAGAAGATGCTCGATGGGCAGTTCGTCGTGTTCGCACTCACTCCTGATGGATACGAGAAGATGGCAGAGAACTTTCAAGAGGTTCGACGTTACGTGCGACAACAGAAAGAGTTGATCATCTACTACCGTGAAGCAACCACCGAGAGTGAAGGTACGACTGCAAAAGAATGGGCAGAAAAAAATAAATAAAAATTTGACATTTTGTAAAAAATGTGTTATAAATAACATCGTCCACGCAGAATAATCTGGTGGATAGACAACAATCTTGCTTAAATTAAATAAGGAGATAGCAATGGTTACTACACGAACAAAAGTGTTTTCGTTCCCCCACTCTCGTTTCATTGGTTTCGACCACGTATGGGATGAGATAGAAAAACTAACTGCCGCTGGCGCAAACGAGAAGGGTTTTCCTCGTCACAATATTGTAAAATATTCTGACACGGAATACGCCATGGAATTTGCACTTGGTGGTTACAAAAAGAAAGACCTAGATATCGAGGCAAAGCCTGGTGTTCTAGTCATTCGGGGCAACCCTGAAGAGGATACCACCGAGTATCTTCACAAAGGGATTACTACGAAGAAATTCGTGGAAACATTCCGACTTGCAGATCATGTTGTCGTTGATGGAGCTGAATTCGTCAATGGACTACTAGTGATTAAACTCAAAGTGGAACTACCCGAAGAACAGCGTCCGAGAAAAATAGAAATCTCACAAAGGACGTAACAAATGAAAACTTTAAAAAGCGAAGGCGCGATTGCATTGTATCAAGGTTTAACCGTACTTGCGATTGCACCATTAATGATTCTCGCTTCTTACTTCGCGTAAGGATAGATAATGATTAAGAAAATCAAAAACTGGTTAGGCATTGTATTCTTTGCTTCGCTTGTACTGGGAGGTCTAATAGCACCTCTCTTCACACCTAACTACGGTGTGTACACAGCGGGTTCAAGTCTGTATATGCCGGCGCCATATTTGTAACATAGTGTGGGTTTGCTGACGTTCCCTGATTCTACTGCAACGAATCTATAAAAATGTCAGGCTAATTTATTATGAGGATTTATTATGAACACAGAAGTAAAATTGATTCATTTTGTCAACAATGAAGATGTGCTAGGCGAACTCATCGAAGAGGACGCAACACATTATGTAGTTAGAAACCCTTGTGCACTCTCAATGGTCTTGGATGAGAACCAAACTCCAAGTTTAAGTATCCGCCCCCTGATTGTGTACTCTAAAGATGAAATTGTAGAGTTGAATAAAAATCACGCCATTTACTGCGTTGGGGTTGACAATCAGATCGCAACACAGTATAATAGTATCTTCGGAAACATCATCCTCCCAGAAAAGAAGATCATAATTTAATGTCAAAATTCTACACAAATTTCTCAAGACGCGGCAACAAAATCCTAGAGATAGGATACAACCAGAATGGTGAGAAGTATGCCCGCAAGGTGCCATACTGTCCAACACTATATCTTCCCAGCGAGACACCGACCGGATGGAAAACTCTGGACGGGCAACATGTCAAACCGAGAGAGTTGGATAGTATGGGTGCCGCTAAGTCGTTCTTTGAGAAGTATGAGGATATGTCAAACTTCACGGTATATGGATCCGCAAACTATGCTTATTCATATATCAACGAAGAATACCCAGACGCTATAGACTACGATAAGTCTCTGCTTCGAGTGGCAAACATAGACATCGAGGTCGGCTCCGAGAATGGGTTTCCAGAACCGGCATTGGCAAACGAACCCTTGACTGCAATCACATATAAGATGCGTGGCGTCTATTACGTTTTTGGTTGTGGTGAGTTTGTGACTGATCGCCCTGAAGTGCGATATAAGAAATGCGAAGATGAAAGAGATTTGATCTTGACTTTTCTTGACACTTGGGAAAGAACTTCCCCTGACATCTTGACGGGTTGGAACGTGCAGTTCTTTGATGTTCCTTACTTGTATAATAGAATATGTAAACTGTTCAGCGAAAAGACTGCGGTTAGGTTATCGCCTTGGGGGATGATTGGTGAAAGAACTACAACAATCTTTAATAGACAACAAACTGCTTTTGATCTTGTTGGTATTGCGATATTGGATTATCTTGAGTTGTACAAGAAGTTTACCTATTCCAATCAGGAAAGCTATCGATTAGACCACATTGCGTTTGTCGAACTTGGGGAACGCAAATTAGATTATAGTGAATACGAAAACCTCAATCAACTATACAAGCATGACTATCAACTTTTCATTGAGTACAATATCAAAGACGTTGACTTGGTTGACCGAATAGATGATAAGATGAAATTGATTGATATGGTAATGGCTCTTGCTTATGACGCCAAAGTCAATCTTACCGACGTATTCACACAGGTTAAGATGTGGGATGTATTGACTCATAATCACCTATACAAGAATAACGTTGTTGTTCCTCCAAAGAAGAGAAACCACAAAGTCGAGAAGTATGAAGGTGCTTATGTCAAGGAACCTGTGCCGGGGCGTTACGAGTGGGTATGCTCATTCGATTTAAACTCGCTCTATCCACATTTGATTATGCAGTATAATGTTTCCCCAGATACTATTGTTGAGGGCGAATATACTAACACCTCGATCGACGAACTGCTATCTGGAAGTTATGTTTCAAATTCTAATAACTGCATGGCAGCAAACGGGCATTACTTTCGAAAAGATGTTCGTGGATTCTTGCCAACAATGATGGATACTATGTACGAGGATAGGTCCAAATATAAGAAACTTATGATCGGCTGGCAGAAGAAGAAAGAACTCGCAACTTCCAAAGAAGACATCACCGAGTGTGAAAATCAAATATCAAAATACGACAACTTACAATTAGCCAAAAAAGTTCAGTTGAACTCTGCTTATGGTGCTATTGGGAATCAGTGGTTTCGTTTTTACGATCTTCGGCAAGCAGAAGCAATTACCCTGTCTGGTCAATTAGCAATTCGTTGGATAGAACGCAAGTTAAATGTTTACCTAAACAAACTTTTAAAAACTGACAATTTTGATTATGTAATTGCGTCAGATACTGACTCTGTATATTTGAACTTAGGGCCGTTAGTTAAAGCATCATACAAAGATAACCTACCCGATAAGAATAAAGTTATTGACTTCCTTGATAGGGTTTGCGAAGAGAAAATCCAAAAATACATAGACAAATGTTATCAAGATCTTACAGATTATATGAATGCGTATGATCAAAAAATGATTATGAAGCGTGAAGCGATTGCTGACATTGGCATATGGACCGCAAAGAAAAGATATATCCTAAATGTTTCTGACAATGAGGGTGTGCGATATACGAAACCTAAACTAAAGATGATGGGTATCGAAGCTGTCAAATCATCCACTCCCATGTCGTGCCGGGATAAAATTAAGGAAGCACTCAATATTGTAATGAATGGAACCGAATCGGATCTACACACTTTCGTTAATCAATTCGAAAAAGAGTTTGCTCAGTTGCCTTTTGAAGATGTGGCTTTTCCTCGTGGTGTATCTGAATTAACCAAGTACTCTGACAAAGATACATTATACAAAAAAGCGACACCCATCCATGTTAGAGGTTCTTTGGTATTTAATAATATGCTCAAAAAACATAATCTCACGAAGAAATATGAACTGGTCAAGGATGGTGAGAAAATCAAGTTTTGTTATATGAAGATGCCTAACCCTACTCATGAAAATGTAATTTCTGTTCCTTCTGTGTTACCTAAACAATTTGAGTTAGATAAATACATAGATTATGACCTACAATTCCAAAAATCGTTTGTAGAACCACTAAATAATATAGTAAACACATTTAGTTGGACAGCACAGCCAGTATCGAACTTAAGAAGGTTTTTCAAAACATGACAACAATACCACAAGAATATCTGGATTTAAGAACACAAGAAGATTTTGGTTTCAGTGCAGTAGATGAGTCTGAAGTACAACAAGTCACTGATAGTGAAACTTTAGAAACTACTATCATCCGCGAAACTGTATCTACTTCTAATGAATCTATTGCCAGACTTGAGCAAAAGATTGATAGTGTTCTTGCGATCTACGAACAAACCACTTTTGGGTTGGATGGTCAAAAACTTCAACTCGAAGAAAGTTTTGCTGCGAAAGAATCGGAACTTATCGCATCCACACAAGCAAAACTTACAGAACTTGAGAAGATGATTGTTCCTCTATTAGTGAACTTGATGAAGAATCCAGAGAAGGAATATATCTACTGGCCTAATCGTAAAGAAAAACTCGAAGAGCAAGTAAATAAAATAGTTTCGCTTACGAGAGGCTAATATGTTCTCCGCAATAATGATGATCCTAACTGGGTTGTCTGTTTCAGCAGTCGCAGCATACTTTTCCATCGCAGGGCTCATTGCGATCTTTGCTGCTAGCCCTGTGTCTATTGGGGTTATGGGTGCGACTCTCGAAGTTTCTAAGCTT